AGAGGTCCCAATAGGAATTATTACTGGGGTTATAGCTTTGTTAAAAAATCGTAAGGGGTGTGGTGTAGTAGGGGTCCCAGACATACCCTATATAGTTTGATTTGAATAGTTTTACATGTATATTAGTTTATACCCATATTGAAACATATGCTGACATTAGAAAAAATTAATAAAATTAAAGATCCTATCAAACGTAGAAAGCTGAAAGAAGATCTCGTTAACGCAGATGAGGCAGCTGATAGAAAAGAAGCTCACGATGACTTCTTGTCTTTTGTAAAACAAATGTGGCCTGAATTTATAGAGGGGTCCCACCACGCACGTATCTCAGAAAAATTTAATAAATTAGCATCTGGAGAAATTACTCGTTTAATTATTAATATGCCACCTAGGCATACTAAATCAGAATTTGCGTCTTACTTTTTGCCTGCATGGATGATCGGTAAAAATTCTAAGTTAAAGATTATTCAAGCAACCCACACAGCAGAACTTGCAATTAGTTTTGGTCGTAAGACAAAAAATTTGATCGACTCAGAAAATTATCAAAAAATTTTTTCTACAAGATTACAAGAAGACTCTAAAGCTGCAGGACGTTGGAATACTTCTAAACAAGGTGAATACTTTGCTGTCGGTGTCAAAGGTGCTGTAACCGGAAGAGGTGCAGATTTATTAATTATTGATGATCCACATTCAGAGCAAGATGGAGCAAGCAACAAGACCACAGCTTTTGAAGCAGCCTACGAGTGGTATACATCAGGACCACGACAACGTTTACAACCTGGTGGTCGTATTGTTGTAGTTATGACTCGTTGGTCAACTAAAGATTTAACTGCAAAATTAGTTAATTCTCAAGCAGATGAAAATGCAGACAAGTGGGACATCATAGAGTTCCCTGCAATTTTACCAAACGGAAAACCAGTGTGGCCAGAATATTGGAAGCTAGAAGATTTTGAAGCAGTTAAAGCTTCGGCTGGTGTAAATAAATTTAATGCACAGTATCAACAAAATCCAACATCAGAAGAAGGTGCAATTATAAAAAGAGAATGGTGGAACGATTGGGATAAAGAAGATCTACCTTTAGTTACACATTGTATTCAATCTTACGATACTGCATTTTTAAAAAAGGAAACAGCCGATTACTCTGCTATTACAACATGGGGTGTATTCAGAGAAAGTGAAGATTCACAAGAATGTTTAATTCTCCTTGATGCGTGGAAAGGTCGAGTTGAGTTTCCAGAACTAAGGCGCGTGGCCAAAGAACAATATGATTATTGGAAACCTGAAACAGTAATCGTGGAGGCTAAAGCTTCAGGCCTGCCACTGACACATGAATTAAGGAACATGGACATACCTGTGGTTAATTTCACTCCAAGTAAAGGTCAAGATAAACACGCAAGAATAAATGCAGTAGCTCCTTTATTTGAGTCAGGTAAAATCTATGCTCCTCTAGATCGTGAATATGCAGAAGAAGTTGTAGAAGAATGTGCTGCTTTTCCTTATGGAGAAAATGATGACTTAGTGGATTCTGTAACTCAAGCTCTATTGAGATATAGACAAGGAGGACTAATAACTCACCCTGAAGATTATAAAGAAGAGCCTTTACCTAGAAGCAAAAAGAGTTATTATTGGTAAATGAAAAATCCTACCCTTGTAAAAAATATGAAACACGTTAAATGGAAAGAGATACCCCCTCTATCTGGCCCTGATCCACGAGGCTTGATTAAGGAACCAAAACAAGATAAACAAGAAAGATTGGAGAATACAAATGGCAGATATCGACAAATCACTTCCAAACGAAGTTAGAAAAACTATTGAAATCGAAGGCCCTGAAAAAGAGGTCGAGATCACAGAAGAAATTGAAGAATCCATTCCAAGTCAAGGCGACACGGAAATTACACCTACAGATGACGGAGGTGTAGAAGTTAACTTTGAGCCAGGAGCTTTTAGTCAACCACAGGGAGAAGGTCACTTTGACAATCTTGCTGAGTTACTACCGGAGGAAATATTAGGTCCTCTTGGTTCAACGTTAAATCAAAACTACATGGATTACAAAACGTCTAGAAAAGAATGGGAGCATTCTTACATTCAAGGTCTAGATCTATTAGGATTTAAATACGAACAACGAACAGAACCCTTTCAAGGCGCAGCAGGTGCAACGCATCCTGTTCTAGCTGAAGCAGTTACGCAATTCCAAGCGTTGGCTTACAAAGAATTGTTACCGGCCGACGGACCTGTAAGAACACAAATTATTGGTGCACCAAGTCCACAAAAAGAACAACAGTCTCAACGGGTAAAAGAATTTATGAATTATCAGTTGATGGATAAAATGAAAGAGTATGAACCTGAGTTTGATCAGATGTTATTTTATTTACCTTTATCAGGATCCGCGTTCAAAAAAATTTATTACGATGATCTATTACAAAGAGCAGTTTCTAAATTTGTACCTGCAGAAGATCTCGTGGTCCCTTATTCAGCAACCTCACTCGAAGATGCAGAGTCTATTATTCATGTCCTTAAAAAATCAGAAAATGATTTACGTAAACAACAGGTCTCGGGTTTTTATAGAGATGTAGAATTAGGAAGGCCCGCGGACAACGAATCTGCTTTAGAGAAAAAAGAGAGAGAACTCGAAGGAGTTAAGAAAACAGTTAACGAAGATATGTTTACTTTGTTAGAGTGTCATGTCAATCTTGACCTAGAAGGTTTTGAAGACAGAACGGCTGACGGCGAACCTACAGGAATTAAACTTCCATACATAGTAACACTAGAAGAAAGCTCAAGAGAAATTTTAGCAATCAGAAGAAACTATGCAGTCGACGATCCAAAAAAAGAAAAGATAACTTATTTTGTACATTTTAGATTTCTACCAGGACTAGGATTTTATGGTTTTGGTTTAATACACATGATCGGCGGTTTATCTAGAACCGCAACATCTGCCCTAAGATCATTGTTAGATGCCGGTACGCTTTCCAATCTACCGGCAGGATTTAAAATGCGTGGTATCAGAATGAGAGATGATGCCCAAGCGATTCAACCAGGAGAATTTAGAGATGTGGATGCACCAGGTGGTAACATCAAAGATGCTTTTATGGCTTTGCCATTTAAGGAACCATCGCAAACACTTCTACAACTAATGGGGGTCGTAGTATCAGCCGGTCAAAGATTTGCATCGATCGCTGATATGCAAGTAGGCGATGGGAACCAACAAGCGGCAGTGGGTACGACCGTAGCGCTGTTGGAAAGAGGAAGCAGAACAATGTCTGCAATTCACAAAAGAATATACGTAAGTTTGAAAGCAGAGTTTAAACTTCTTGCACGTGTATTTAAATTATACTTACCTAACGAGTATCCGTATGATGTTGTGGGTGGTCAAAGAACGATTAAGCAATCAGACTTTGATGATAAAGTAGATATACTGCCAATTGCTGATCCAAATATATTCTCTCAAACACAAAGAATATCTATGGCTCAAGCTGAATTGCAACTTGCGCAATCCAATCCTCAAATGCATAATTTATACAATGCTTATCGTGCAATGTATGAAGCGTTAGGAGTTAAGAACATAGATCTTATTTTAAAACCACAACCACAGCCTCAACCTATGGACCCAAGTGTTGAAGCAATTATGTCTTTATCAGGAAAACCTTTCCAAGCATTCAAAGGTCAAGATCACAAAGCCCACATTACAGCTCATTTAAATTTTATGACAACATCAATGGCTAGAGGTAATCCTATGGTAACAGGGTCTATGCAAAAAAATATTTTTGAACACATTTCTTTGATGGCATTAGAACAAGTTGAAATGGAATTCCAAGATCAAATAAGACAATTACAAATGATGCAACAGAATCCTGCTGCAATGCAGAATCCTGAGATGCAACAACAAGCTATGAATTTAAATATGCAGATCGAAGCTAGAAAAGCTATCTTGATTGCAGAAATGTTTGAAGATTTTGCTAAAGAAGAGAAAATGTTATTAGGTGATTTTGCAAATGACCCTATTGCGAAGCTAAAATCTAGAGAATTAGACATCAGAGCTAAGGATGATTTTGTAAAAGCACAACAAGCACAAGAAAAAATCAATCTTGATAAGATGAAAGCGATGATGAACCAAATGAATAAGGACGAAAAGCTTCAACAAAATGAAGATCTAGCAGAATTACGTGCAGCAACGTCATTGACTAAGCAAGAAATGTCAAATAAAAGCAAAGTTCACGATTTTGGTAGAAATTTTGGGAAAAAATAAGTAGTATAAAACAACTAAGGAGAAAACATGGTAAAAATAACAAAAGTTCTTGGAGTCGGTAAAGATGGTTTCCAAAAAGGTGGAGTTGCAATTGGTGATTCACCTGGAAAAGTAGGTATTGATCCGAGATCTAAAATTCTTTCAAATCAAGATCGTGTTTTTAACCAAATCGAAGAAGGTAATGTCGTTGAGGTTAGAGGTACGAGAAGAATGTTGAAGGATAAAAGTAAAAAAGCTACTTGGTACTAATATGGCTTGGTTTAGTCTAGCAAAGATTGCTTTTCAAGCGGGAAGTAAAATTTATTCTAACCGTCAGAAGACTAAGATGGCTATGTCTGATGCACAATTGATGCATGCAGAAAAAATGGCTCGCGGTGAAGAAGCTTACCAAGGTAAATTACTTGAAGCGAGACAAAACGATTATAAAGATGAATTTGTGCTCGGAATATTGAGTGCACCGATAATTGTACTGGCGTGGGCAGTTATATCGGACGATCCAACTGCGATGGACAAGGTAAATATTTTCTTTGAACATTTCAGTAACCTGCCGAAATGGTTCACTAATTTATGGATTCTCGTCGTGGCGAGTATTTTTGGAATTAAGGGAACACAAATCTTTAAAGGAGGGAAAAAATAATGCCAAACAGAAGATTTAACAAACAAGTCACTAACAGCCGTAAACCTATGATGGGTGGCGGAATGTCTACAGCTAGAAAAGATATGAGATCTGGTTACTACCAAGATGACATGGGCATGCGAGGCGGTGCTATGATGAAAAAAGGTGGTAAAGTAGGTAAAAAGAAACAAGGCTTTAAAGCTAGAAAAGATGAATCTATTGCTATGAGAATTAAAAAGAAAAGAACTAAGAAGCAATTAAAAGCTTCAAGAGATGATTCTTATGGAAGATTCGGAAGTAAAGCTAAGAAGTCTGGTAAAATAAATAAATAAGGAAACATGAAACCAATAAGCAAAAGTAAAAATAAAGGCTTAGCTAAGTTAGCTAAAAAGAAACCTGAGTTAGCAAAAAAATTTGGATACAATCCAAAAAGAATAGTTGCTAAAAGAGGTGGGAAGGCAAGATAATGGCTAAACTTTGCCCAAGAGGAAAAGCAGCAGCGAAGCGTAAATTTAAAGTTTATCCTTCGGCGTACGCAAATATGTACGCCTCTGCAGTTTGTTCTGGTAAAGTTACACCAGGTGGGAAGAAAGGCCGTAAGAAAGCAGCTAATGGTGGTCTGATTAATATGACCAAAATGAGCTTGATAGTATAATGGCTGAAAAAGGATTACGATCATGGGTAAAAGAGAACTGGGTAGATATTGCGAACAAGCGATCCGATGGTTCATACCCGAAGTGTGGGCGCAGTGGTGGAGAAAAAAGAAAAAATTATCCAAAGTGCGTGCCCATTGCAAAAGCAAGAGCGATGAGCAAAGGTCAACGTGCGGGTGCCGTAAAAAGAAAACAAGCGGTAGCTAACACAGGACCTAAACCATCTAGAGCAGCAACCTTTGCAAAAAGAAAAAGTGCTTACGTAGGAGGATTGATATGAAGATGCAACCTTATAATGGAAGTTACATCAAAGGTAACTTAGGTGGAGTCAAAGTTTCAAATCCAAGTTTAGTAAAATACTACGGGGATAAAATTATGCCACGTGATGGTTTTGCAAAAGGTACTAATCCACCAAGAAATAAAAAAAATTTCAGATCTACAAAGTCTGGAGCGGGCATGACAGAAGCCGGTGTCGCTGCCTACAGAAGATTAAATCCCGGTTCTAAACTAAAAACAGCCGTGACCGGCAAAGTGAAAAAAGGGTCAAAAGCTGCAAACCGACGTAAGTCGTACTGTGCAAGAAGCGCAGGTCAATTAAGAAACTCGTCAGCTAAAACTCGTAACGATCCAAATTCACGAATAAGACAGGCACGGAGAAGATGGAAATGTTAAATGAGAAATGGAATAATACAAGCACTAGAAGATAGGTATGAAGCAGAGATATCTGCAGCACACGCTATAATAAATATATACCTTACTAAGTCAGTAGGTATCGGTGAACATCCACAACATCTAGATGAAATAGATAAACAACTAGATAAAATTGCACAAGCAGAAGAAAAACTAGATGCTTTAGATTCTTTTAGAAAAGAAGAAGAGGAAGAATAATGATTGATAAAAAAGAAAAAAAGACATTAAAAAAACATAAAAAACACCATACGGCAAAACACATGGCTTCAATGAAAAAAGACATGAAAAAAGGTATGACATTTAAGAAATCACACAACAAAGCAATGAGAAAGGTAGGTAGATAATGGCTGATTTTGATGACGGCACAGTAATAATGCAATTACAAAAAATATTAAAGAACCAATATCAATCCATAGGTGACGCTATGATAGGTGGAGGGGTTGACAATATGGAAAAGTATAAATATATGTTAGGACAGGCGCATGCCTACCAGTACATAACAGGGGAAATATCCAACCTGCTAAACAAAGGAGCAAAAGATGACAAAAGTACAATCCTCAGTTTCGGGAACACCAGAAACAAAAATAATAACACCTAAAGTAGGATTAGTTGGTGTTAAGACAGAAAAAGTTCCAATTGAAAAAAAGGAATCATCAAAACTACCTCAACCAACTGGTTGGAGAATATTAGTTTTACCTTTCAAAATGAAAGAGAAAACTAAAGGTGGAATACATATTACAGAAACAGCTTTAGAACGACAACAAGTTGCATCGACTTGCGGTTTAGTTTTAGCTATGGGACCTAATTGTTATGACAAGGAAAAATTTCCTGAAGGTTCTTGGTGCAAAAAAGGAGACTGGGTAATCTTCGCAAGATATGCGGGTTCCAGAATACAAATCGATGGCGGGGAGGTTAGACTTTTAAATGATGATGAAGTTCTAGCTAAAATTGAAAACCCGGAAGATATATATCATCAATACTAACATAGGAGAGGTCTATGCCAGAAGCAGAAAAAATGGTCGATATCGATACTAGCGGAGCTGGTGCTGATATTGAAATTAAAGAAGAACAGAAAGAGGAGCAAAATGTCGAAGTTAATCAAGACGGTGTTGAGTCCGTTGACTCATCTGAGAAACCTGTTGAGCAGCCTGCTGTTCAAGAGAGTGAACCAAGTCAAGAAACAAGTGAAGAGAAAAAAGAAGAAATACAAACGAGTGAAGAAAACACTACTGAGAAAAAGAAAGAATTAGACGATTATTCTGAAGGAGTAAAAAGAAGAATCGGAAAACTCACTAGAAAATTACGAGAAGCTGAAAGACAAAGAGATGAAGCTACTACGTATGCTCAAAGTGTTATAGGTGAACAAGAAAAACTTAAATCTAGATTAACCAGATTAGACACAGGTTATGTTTCTGAAATGGAAAATAGAATTAAGTCAGGTATGGAAGCTGCGGTAGCAAAGTTATCTAAAGCTAGGGAAGATGGCGATATGAAAGCTGAAGTTGTTGCTCAAGCGGAAATCTCAAAACTAGGTTATGAGGAAGCAAGACTATCTGAAATGAAAAGCAGATCAGTTAAAAAAGCTACACCTGTAGAACAACCACAAACTAATCAAGAGACACAACCTACTCAATCTAGAGATCCTAGAGCGGAAGAGTGGGCTTCTAAGAATACATGGTTTAATAAAGACCCTGTAATGACTGAAGGAGCTCGTGTAATACACAGGATTTTAACAGAAGAAGAGGGCTATGACCCTGTTGGAAACCCCGAAGAATACTATGGGGAAATTGACAGAAGAATATCACTTGAATTTCCACACAAATTTGGTAATACTGTTAAAGAAACGACAAGTAAACCTACACAAGTCGTTGCTTCGGCAACGCGTAGTCCAAAGACAGGTCGCAAAATCCAAAGACTCACGCCGTCAGAGGTAGCAATAGCTAAAAAATTAGGTGTGCCACTTGATGAATATGCAAAATCAAAACGAAAAATCACGAAGGAGGTATAGGCATATGACAAAAAAAACAGAAGACAAAACAACTTCCCGTGCGAGTCAAACAAGGTCTAAAACAGAAAGACCTAAAGTTTGGTCTCCACCATCTTTATTAGATGCACCCCCTGCACCGGACGGGTACCAACATAGGTGGCTTAGAGAGTCATCATTGGGATTTGATGATACTAAGAATATTCAGAAAAGATTAAGATCTGGATATGAATTAGTAAGATCTGATGATCCAATGTACAATGACATCGACCTATCTATGTATGCTCATTATGACACCGGTAAATACAAGGGAGTGATCGGTCAAGGTGGCCTGGTTTTGGCTAGGATACCGAACGAGTTCGCAAAGCAGTACATGGAGTACTATGAGAAACAAGGGCGAGATAATATGGAAGCCGTTGATAACGATCTCTTAAAGGACCAAGATAAAAGAATGCCTATCAATATTGATAGACAGTCTCGTGTTCTCGGTGGTACGAAGAAATAATTTATTAGTTATTTCTAACTAACCAACGAATAAACAATTGATCTAGAAATAGGTCTTAACTAGGAGAAAAAACATGGCAAACAAAGACAGCGCGTTTGGTTTAAAACCAATCGGCAAAGTTGGTCAAAATGATGACAATCAGGGTTTGTCCGAGTACAAGACAGATAACACGAACAATAGTGCTATCTTCTTTCAAGATCCCGTTAAAGCTCTAGCAGCCGGCACGATCGGCGTAGCAGCAGCAGGGGATGTACTACTTGGTTCATTCAATGGTTGTTTCTTTACTGACTCAAACACACAGAAGCCTACATTCGCTAACCATCTGAACGCTAGTAATGCAGCGACAGATATAGTTGGTTTTGTGGCAGATGATCCGTACGAAAGGTTTGAAATCCAATCAGACAACACACTAGCATCAGCGCAAACTGATGTCTTCAGATTGTACAATATCTTGTACACAGCAGGAGACTCAGCGAACAATGTGTCTAAAGTGGAGTTAGATGATTCGACAACAAGCACCGTAACGAATCAACTTAAAGTAATCGGAGTGAGCAAAAATCCAGATGGCAATGATTTAACAACTTCAAATGTTAATTTCGTTGTTACGATTAATGAGCACTTCTACAAAGCAGCAGTAGCTGGTATATAATAACTGAATAGGAGATAAAAAATGGCAATATCACGAGGACAACTAGTCAAAGAACTAGAGCCAGGTTTGAACGCCCTGTTCGGCTTGGAATATAAACGTTACGAAAATCAGCATGCTGAAATCTATGCGACTGAAACTTCAGACAGAGCGTTTGAAGAAGAAGTTATGTTATCAGGTTTCGCGAATGCTCAAGTAAAACCGGAAGGTTCAGCTGTAACTTTTGACTCAGCTCAAGAGACTTACACTGCGAGATACACTATGGAAACAGTGGCTCTTGCTTTCGCACTTACTGAAGAAGCAATCGAGGACAACTTGTATGACAGACTATCGTCTAGATATACAAAAGCATTAGCAAGATCGATGGCTAATACGAAACAAGTTAAAGCAGTAAACCCGTTAATTAACGGATTTACAACTTTCACGTCAGGTGACAATGAAGCTTTAATGAGTACGACACACCCAACGATCGCTGGTACTGTATCAAACAGACTTGCAACGAATGCAGACTTAAACGAAACTTCATTAGAGTCTTCTCTTATAGAGATAGCTCAGATGACAGACGAAAGAGGTCTAAAAATTGCAGCTAAAGGAGTAAAAATGGTTATTCCTTCTCAGCTTCAATTCACTGCTGAAAGATTGATGAAATCTGAAGGTAGAGTTGGAACGGCTGACAATGATATCAACGCAGTAAGATCTATGGGAATGATTCCTCAAGGTTATAGAGTGAATAATTTCTTAACTGATCCAGATGCGTTTTTCATTATCACTGACGTACCGAATGGAATGAAAATGTTCGTAAGAACACCGATTTCTACGGCTATGGAAGGTGACTTTGATACTGGCAACGTAAGATACAAAGCTAGAGAAAGATACGTATTTGGCGTATCAGACTTTAGAGGTATCTTCGGAACACCAGGCGTTTAATCAAATAATACTTAAGGGGCGGCCTAAAAACCGCCCCTTTTTTTATGCACTAAAAACTATGAGAGACTTTAAGGTAATAATCATCGCATACGGATACAGAACAAGCTTTATAGTTAAAGCTGAAGACAAGGCTGAATCTATTGAAAACGCAATAGTTGACAGACTTGGAGATTCTGATATAAAATGGGAAAACGGTGGATTTTATTCACTAACTAAAAAATGGATTACCTACGAGGAGGTCCTAGATGAGAACACTACAAGACCTGTACAAAGCAAAAAGGTCCTTGGAGTTGAAGTGGGAACAGCACCATCTTCATTCGGGTAGATATACACTCGATATGGTTCAGATTGACCATAAAGTCAGAGCGGTCATTGCTGACATTAAGATGAAAGAAGCTGAGTTAGCACACCATGTTAACAAAGTTGAAGACGCTGCCCCCGAAGTTTCAGTAGCTACTTAAATAAAAAGCTGCATCGCTGAAATCGTACTTTCTTGTAAGGCTCTCTTGCACTCTATCAAAATCTACTATATATCTAAATCACTATACAATTAATTAGAACATAGACGCGGTATAGTCGACGGCCTAGAGACTATGTTCGATAACTAGGAGGATATAATATGGCAAATACAACGTTCAATGGTCCGGTCCGTTCAGAGAATGGATTTGAATCAATAACAAAAGATGCATCAACAGGCATAGCAACTAAGCACGCTGATCTTCACCAAAGTATTGGTGGAAACTCAGTAACTGCAGACGCTGCTAAAAAAGCTGGTGCATTATTAATCAATAGTATCGCAACAACAGGCTTTGTAATGAAAACTTACCAAGCAACTGTAACTGTAGC